CTGCGTTAAATCATTGTACCTATTCCGTGCATCTTCAGCATTGTCACTATTTCCTCTACGTATACTTGCTGGTATTGCGTCTCTCTGTGCTAAAAGGCTTGCTAACCCACCATCAGCAAACTTTGGCACACTACCACCCTTAGCCATGTTCAAGGCTTTATCTTTGTACGAGTTCATCATACTTTGCTTGTCAGGATTAGCAGCAAGATAAGCATCAAACTTATCCATATCACCACTGTATCCTAACTTAGATGCAATACGTTGCATTGCTTCTGGTTTAAAGCCTTTAAACTTCATGTTCTTTTTTCCTTACTACAAGACACACTTTAGTGTTTGTTTAAGTGTAACACTGATTATACTCATAGACAAAAAGCTGTCAATACTAAATCGTCACTTACGTACAAGATAGATCACTTGTGTGACAAAATAAACCACAGAAAAAACCCTAACAGTCCAGCTATGGTAGTAGAGAACAGAGTGATCAGTGTCACGTTAATAATCCAAGAAATCATTTCACGTTTAGCATACTCTTGTTCTTGTCTTTGTTTACGTACTTGAGCTTCAATACGAAGCAGTTCATCCCACTTACTAGGCCCATACGTAAAACCTATGTAAGTACGAAGCTCATCCCTCATTTGCTGTGCTTTATGCTTAGCAGCAAAGATCTCAATGGCTTCTTGTTGTGCTGAATTGGAGAATGTCTTGTACCAAGGCAAACCCTTTTTAGCTTTCTGTTCTAGGAAATCAATATCACTTAAGGCAGAAGCCCACGTGGATAGTTGAGATCCCATATCAGTAAGTTCTCTACCAAACTCTATGCCTTTCTTAATGGCATTGTAAGCAGCAGAGGCTGTGGCTATAAGACTAATCGGGTCCATAGCACTTACTTTCTTTCACGCAGTGCTTCTTCTATCTTATCTAGTTTAGCAAAGATAGCTTTAACAGTTTCACGCATCTCTTTCATTTCACGATTGTGAACTTCTTTATTGGACTCAGCTTGGCTCTTTAATACAGCAATGTCCAAGTGATGCTCCTGTTGTTTGTTATGTATCATATAAACAAATGCAGCTACAGGAGCTACAATCCACTTCATTATTGAGTCAAGCATTTCCATTTAATCAATCACCTTATTACTAGGATGTATGTTATAATATAACACTGTTACTGTATTGGCACATGGTCTACCAATAGGTAGTACTCAAAGTATTAAGGCTTAACTGGCCATGTCACAGAATAGGGGAAGCCTTCCTGTGCAGTTACATCACGAAGTGCTTGACGATATGCAACCATTTCAGGTGACATGGTGTTATCACTAAGGGCCATCCAGTCTGTGTCTGACAATAGACCATCACGTTTGTTACGCACAAATGTCTCAGCCTGATCCTGTGGCTTGTTCTCAACAGTATAGCCAATGACCCAGCGACCCGTCTTGTAAGTCTCGCCTGTGTCTTCATCAACGGCTGTCTCGTTGTTGTTAGGCTCAGGGTCACGCACAAGAGTTTGTACAAGACTGTCATACTCAGGCTGTGTGTCAGGCATCACATGGTAAATGCCGTGTGAGGCTAGGATTGCATCACCAATCTTCTTGGGGAAGCTGGTGTTTGGGTTATCACGGCGCAGATCACCAAGCGTGTAGGGGAATTGCTCTATCTGTCCGTTTGAGGTTTTTACGAGTAACATTGGAAATCCTTATGCTGTTGAGTATTGGTAGATGGTGTCGGTTGTAGCGCCCACGACATACAATTTCGAGCCGTCAGATTTGAAGAACACCCCTGTCGGAGTGGTATCTTGAGATGTAACTGAAAAACTGACGCTGTTGTAAGCCGCTGTGGAAATATCAAACCCAGTTGATAGGTCCAATTCATACACGGCATCTGTAACTAGTCCTATGAACCACAACTTGTCTCCAACGGGAGACCAAAAGTGCTGTCGTGGGTTGCCGTCAAGCGCAGCGGTGCTGTAAGATTTAGAGGTATAAGAAGCGGTTGAAATGTCCCATGACGTGGAAAGAGAATATTGGAAAATTGTTTGATTTACGCCACCAGATAAATACATTGTATCTCCGCTAGCGGAGAACGATATCCCAACGATTGCAGTATCTTGAGAGTAGCCACTAAAGCTCTTAGAGGCATAAGATGCGGTGGACAAATCCCATGCGGTTGAAAGCGTATATTGGAATATAGAGTCTGTCCCTGACCCAGAAATATACATCAAGGTGCCGTCGTGTGAAAACGACAAGCACGAAGGCACAGTCTCTTGAGAAGATATGCTAAAACTTACACTGTCATAACTAGCAGTGCTAAGGTCATATGCAGATGAAAGCGAGTATTGGAAGATTGCATCTATGGAACTTCCAAGGACAAACAGCTTCTCGCCCGCTGCACCAAAGAACAAGCCAACGGGTGTTTGATCCTGCCCAGCAACACTAAAGCTAACACTATCATAACTAGCATTAGCTAGGTCAGGGTCGGTCCACGATGGTGCGGGTGGGGTCGGAGGTATGTAGAGGTCATAGGCCCAGATAGCATTGCTGCTGTTGCCAGCGATATACATCTTTGTGCCATCAGGTTTAAAGAACAAACCTGTTGGGTCTGTGTCTTGCCCTTTAACACTAAAGTTTTCAATATGTGAAGCACTACTAATGTCCCATGCTGATGACAGATCGTATCTGGAAACACTTACCGACCCGCCACCAACCACATACATCCTTGTCCCGTCAGGCTTGAAGAATACGTCTTGCGGGTTCCCTGATTGCGACTGCACACTAAAGTATTGAACGAATGTAGCACTGCTAATATCCCAAGCCGTAGATAAGTCATATTCGTTTACATAGTCTGGCCCCGAGTCAACCACATACATCTTTGTGCCATCGGGCTTGAAGAAGACCCCTTCTGGGCTAGTCCCCTCCGTCCCCACACTAAAGTCTTGGACGAATGAGGCGGTGCTAATATCCCAAGCAGTAGACAGATCATACTCATTTACATCGTTGATCTGATTTCCAGTAAAATACAGCTTGGTGCCATCAGGCTTGAAGAATAACCCGTTTGGAGTCAAGTCCTGCCCTAACAGCACAAGGTTTTGTAGGTATGATGCAGTACTAATATCCCAAGCTGAAGATAAATCATATTCATTAATATCATTGCCAGTATCCCCTATCACATACATCTTTGTGCCATCAGGCTTGAAGAATACACCTTCTGGGGTTGATTCCTGAGAAAACACGTCTAAATATTCAGTCGATGGGTATGTAAAAGATGCCGTGCTAATATCCCAAGCAGTAGACAAATCGTATTGCCATACGTTTAGGCTTAGAGTGCCAATCATATACATTTTTGTTCCGTCAGGTTTAAAAAACACCCCCTGTGGAAAAGTATCGTGTCTGGAATCGCCAAAAACTCGTAGGTATGATGCCGTGCTGATGTCCCAAGCAGTAGACAGATCGTACTCGTTTATATCGTTGCCAGCATTGCCAACCACATACATCTTTGTTCCGTCAGGCTTGAAGAATAACCCTTCTGGTATGGCGTCCTGCCCTTGAACACTAAAGGTTTGAAGGTAAGAGGCAGTGCTTACGTCCCATGCTGATGACAAATCGTACTCATTTACTTCATCACCGTTGAAGCCAATTACATACATCTTTGTCCCGTCAGGTTTAAAAGAGACACCTGATGGTTGTGCTTCCTCAGAGCCAACATTAAAGTTTTGAAGGTATGATGCAGTGCTGATGTCCCAAGCCGACGACAAGTCATATTCGCTTACAGCGTTATTAGTATCCCCAACCACATACATTTTTGTACCATCAGGCTTGAAGAAGATCCCTTCTGGGGTTGGGTCTTGTGCTTCAACACCAAAGGTTTGAACATATGAGGCACTGCCTACTTCCCAAGCGGACGATAGGTCATACTCAAGTACTTTGTTACCTCCATTCCCAACCACATACATCTTTGTTCCGTCAGGCTTGAAAAACACATCTGTTGGAAGATAGTCTTGTGGCTCAACAGAGAAACTATTTTGCGGCGATCCGTTGAAGGTGGCATCAACAAGACTCCAGCTTGTATCTACCCCAGCAGACACACCAGCCGCAGCTTGTTGCATAAGCCGTGCTACACTCATGCCATTGCTCCGCCAGCTAGAAAGCCGTAATACGTTGTCCCACCATCTTGCGTGTAGAATGAGTAGATATTCGTAGCACCACTGGCAGGTGCATCAGGAGCAGTACCACCAGCCCAGTCAACCGAGGCAGGCCACGTCACAGTCACCGTCGCAGAGGGTGTCACCTTAAGGGTAAAGCCATATGCCGTGCCAGTGGCAGGCGGATTGCTAAACACATATGTCGCATTGGTGGCAGGTGCATCAGCAAACACATTGCCAGATGTTAAGTCGAGGGTGCCTGTGGTAATGTCACCGACTGTTTCACCAGCAGGCGATGACTCAAAGAAACCCGTTGTGTAGTCGATGACAATACTCATTATACTGCGATGCTCCCAGACATGTCTTCCTGTGCCATAACCCAAGCATAGCATTTGTCCATGAATGCTGCGCCTGTCATAGCTTCAACTTCAGTCATATCAGCATGGTAACGACGGAAGTCTACTTCACGAGTATCATCACCGGGTGTGCCAGTGGCGTAGCCAGCAATGTCAATCATGACAGTAAACTTAGGGCCACCCTCACGCATACGAGAGATAGCAGCAGTAGCAATACGGAAGTATGCACCAGCAAATGGTGTGCCGTATTGTGATGTAGTTAGATCAATTTGAATTGCCATAATATATTCTCCTTTATGGTGTTATTAGTACGTCACTTCGGATGTGTTGATAGTGGCAACC